AGCAATTATAACTGATCAACTGCGTATATTAAACTCTGAGAATTTTGTAGCAGGGATAGCTTCAACTACGAACAGTTATTATGCGTGGATTGGTCTTCCTAACCCAACAGATTTTCAATCAGATTGGAGTGAAAATCCACCAGCACCTAAAGATTCTTTTAGTGAGGAGAATGATTATTGGGATACAATGATCGCTCTTAAGAAGTTGAACTCAGATGATATTGCAAGGGTAGTTAGAAAAATAACTTGGACATCAGGTACAACATATGAAATGTATCGAGATGATTACTCTCGATCTAATCTGTCACCACAAACTAGTTCAACTAATTTGTATGACACAAATTATTATGTGATGAATCAAAACTTTCGTGTTTATATTTGTCTACAGAATGGAACAAATCCAGAAAACACATCTGGAAGACCATCTCTTGACGAACCACTTTTCACAGATTTAGAACCAAGATCTGCTGGTGCATCTGGAGACGGATATATTTGGAAATACCTTTTTACGATTGATCCAAATAGCATCATTAAGTTTGATTCAACAAGTTTTATACCATTACCACAAAGTTGGTCTACAAATAATGATGTTGCATCAGTGAGAAACAATGCTTCAACTAGTGGACAATTAAAAATTGTAACGATTACTAATCGTGGTGTTGGTTACGGAACTGCTGCAACTTACAATAATGTTCCTATTAAAGGAGATGGAAGTGGTGGTAGATGTTCTGTTGTTGTAAACGCTGCTGGTAAAATTGACTCAGTTGAGGTTACTAATGGTGGATCTAACTATACTTTTGGAACAGTTGGATTAAGTGATGTTGGATTATCAAATCCAGAAGGATCTACAGATGCAGCGTTTAATGTAATAGTTCCTCCTCAAGATGGACATGGTGCTGATATATATCGAGAACTTGGTGCAAATCGTGTTCTCATTTATTCACGTTTGGAGAATGACCCATCTAATCCAGATTTTATAACTGGAAATCAGTTTTCTCGTGTTGGTTTATGTCGTGATCCTCTTGCTTTTGGATCTGATAACAAACTTACACTTCAAAAAGCGAGTGCTGTTTACGCACTTAAACTCACTGGTGCTGGATCTACAACTACATCATTTACTGCTGACTCAGAAGTAACTCAAGAAATTGGTATTGGTTCAACAGCTGTAGGTCGTGTGATCAACTATGATGCAACAACTGGTGTTCTTAAATATTGGCAAGATCGAAGACTTGCAATATCAACAGATGGAACTGCACCTTCATATGGATATGAGTTATTCAGATTCAATGCTGACCCTGCGACTGGCGCTGGTACAACAGTGTTTGGCGGAACAAGTAATCTAAATATAGATACCAATTTCGGAACCTCTTTACAGCCTGGTCTTTCTACCTCAATAAATAGTAGGACTTATAACTTAGGAATGAGTTTCGTAAAAGGTGTTGCTAACCCAGAGGTTGAAAAATATAGCGGTGATATCATTTACGTTGATAACAGAGCTGCTGTTACTCGCAGTTCACAGCAAAAAGAAGACATCAAGATCGTACTGGAATTTTAAGAAATCATGCCACAGGAAACCAATCTAAACGTCAATCCATATTTTGACGATTTTGATAAAAATAAAAATTTTTACAAAGTTCTTTTTAAGCCAGGAACTCCTGTTCAGGCACGAGAACTGAGTACTTTACAGTCAATTCTACAGAATCAGATTGAACAATTTGGTACTCACTTTTTTAAAGAGGGTTCTAAGGTAATTCCAGGCAATACTACTTACGATAACAATTATACATGTGTTCAAATTGAAAGTTCTTTTTTGGGTGTTCCAGTATCTTTATATGCGAATCAACTTGTAGGGCTTAAAATCACTGGATCTAGATCTGGTGTGACTGCGACTGTTAGAAAATGTTTGTTAGAGGAAGACTCAGAGAGAGGAAATTTAACTTTATATGTTAAATATGTGCAATCTGGAAGTGACAATGTAACTACTGTATTTGAAGATGGTGAAAGTTTACTAACTGGTAGTGATATTGTTTATGGTGCGACTGTGATAGCAACAGATGAACCATTTGCAAATACATTAATTAATGATTCTGCAGCCGCAGGTTCTGCTTTTTCTGTTGGAGAAGGTGTATATTTTCTTAGAGGAACTTTTGCACAAGTTCAAAGTGAAACTCTGATATTAGACCAATACAGTCAAGATCCATCATTTCGTATAGGATTTAATGTTCAAGAGGATTTTGTAACTGCTGATGAGGATCCATCTTTAAATGATAATGCAGCTGGATTTACAAATTTTGCAGCTCCAGGCGCTGACAGATTTAAAGTTACGATTAGTCTAGACAAAAAAAATCTAGATGATTTTAACGATCAAAACTTTATAGAAATTGCAAGAATAGAACAAGGTAATGTAAAAACATTTGTACAAGAAACACAATACAACTTAATTAATGATACTTTAGCTAGAAGAACATTCGATGAATCTGGTGATTATTATGTAAAACCATTTGCTATTCATGTGAGAGAATGTTTAGATGATGGAATCGGTAGTGACGGAATTTATGATGAAGGCACATTGACTGCACAAGGTAACGCAGCATCAGAAGATTTATTGACAGTTAAAATATCGCCAGGAACGGCATATGTAAAAGGATATAGATTAGATAAAATTTCTTCAACTTTTCTTGATGTTCCAAAGGCAAGAACAACTAGAGAAGTTGAACAAGAGGCTGTGACTTATTCAACTGGCGATCCTATTTTTGTGAATAATATTTTTGGATCACCTAGTTTAGGGATTGGAACTACTGCAACTGTTTCTTTAATGAATAGAAGAAGAGGAAATAGTGGAACTGAAATTGGACTTGCAAGATTATATGATTTTAAAGCTCAATCTAGTAGTTTTTTAAATGCAACTACTCAATATGAACTTCGTTTATTTGATGTTAAAACATTTACTAGTGTGACTGTTGGAACAGCAATTACGTCTTTAGCAGCTGCAGATAGAATTCAAGGAACAAGAAGTGGAGCTGTTGGTTATGTTAGGACAAGTGGAACTAATGTATCTACAATTAGTCTCACTGATGTATCTGGTAAATTTTTAAGAAACGAATCTTTAATCATCAATGGAAATAATGATGGGAGAGTCATAACTAAAGTTGATACGTTTGGAATTAATGATATTGCATCTGTAGAAAGTGCAGTTGGAGTATCAACTTTTGCTGCTGACGTTGTTCTTGATAGTGGAGAAAAATTATCCAATCTTGTTTCTGGTAATTTTCAGTTAAATTATGTATCTGGAAATGCAACATCAACAACTGGAAGTATTACAGCTGCTGGACAAAACTTTGCTGGTATTATAACCACAAATAATATTGTTAGTTACACGATCCCTGGCGAAACTGTTCCAAGATTTAATCGAATTACTGGAGTGTCAGTTAGTGGCGATTCAATTAATATTGTTGGAATACCAACTGTAAGTGGAGTGTGTAATGGGGGAATAGGAACAAATACCTCAATTGCTGTCAATGACTTAACTCTTAGATCACCATCATTTGAAATTGATGATAATACTTTTTTAACTCCTGTTGATCATCCATATGTTGAAAGTATTGATGTAACAAATACAACCATTCAAATTAGAAAACAATATACTGATATAACAGTTTCTGGTGGTCAATTTACATCACCAGATGCTGGAAAAGATTTATTTTTCCAACCTTTTGATGAAGAGAGATATTTCATATCTTATGATGATGGAACTATAGAACCGTTAACTAATGATCAAGTTGATATTGCTGATGACAGTAGGACAGTTACTTTTGTTGCACTAAGCAAAACATCAGGAAAAGCAAATCTTTTTGCAACTGTTTTAAAAACAAAAACAGTCGTTAAACAGAAAAAATTAAATGAAGCAAATGTTTTAATCATTGATAGATCTAGTTCGACGGCCTCTGGAATTGGAACTAATACCTTAGATGATGGTTTGACTCATCACAATGCTTTTGGAACTAGAGTTCAAGATGAAAAAATATCTTTAAACGTACCAGATGCTGCTCAGTTATTAGGCGTATTTGAATCAAATGATACAAGTGAACCAGATTTACCATCTATAACTCTCACTGGATTTGATGGCCCTACAGGTACAAATGCAGATTTTATTATTGGGGAAAAATTAACAGGATCAGACGAAGGTGCAATCGTATCTATAATTGAAAAATCTGGCACTAATGCTGTTGGAGTTATAAATTTAAACGATGAAGATCTTGACATAGGAGAGGTTGTAATAGGATCAAAATCTGGTGTTAGTGCAACAGTTACTGCTGTTACAGGCGGAGATCGAGACATCACTGAATTTTATAAATTAAACACTGGTCAAAAACCAACTTTTTATGACTATTCATTTATTGAAAGAGATAAAGAACTTAGTGCTCCAGAAAATAAATTAAAAATCGTATTTAAAAATTTCTTTGTCGAAGACTCTGATACTGGAGATTTCTATTCTGCATCAAGTTACCCTTCTGGTACTAGACCATTAGTTCCAGTTGATCCAAATTTTAAACAACTAACAACAGATTTAATAGATTTAAGACCTAGAGTTACAAATTACGATCCATCTACATCTTCAGCTTCCCCATTTACACATAGTTCAAGAACTTTTACAACCACAGGTGACGGATCTTTAAATCCTTTAGTTTCTGAAGAGAATTTAGTTGTAAACTATAACTATTATCTAGCTAGAAGTGATAGGTTATTTCTTGATAAAAATGGTGACTTTTTGTATACTCAAGGTGTCCCCTCAGATGATCCAGAGGAACCTCAAGCAATAGGTGATGCACTTGAGGTTGCAAGTATAACTCTTCCTCCATACACAAATGATGCATCAGAAGCATTAGTAGAAAGAACAAAACATAAACGTTTTACTATGTCTGACATAGGAAGACTTGAAAAAAGAATAGAAAATGTTGAATATTATACTAGACTTTCTATGCTTGAACTTGAGACTAGTACATTAAACGTTACAGATGCAAATGGTTTAAATCGTTTCAAATGTGGATTTTTTGTTGATAATTTCAAGAAACATGATGGACATCAGATAGCTCATCCTGATTTTAGTGCAAGTACAGATGCTGATGAGGGTTATTTAAGACCTGGCCATTTTACAACTTGTATTGATTTAGTTCCTGCCTCTAAATCTAAATATGGATTAGAAGGTGTTCCCCAAAAGAAAGTTGATTTAAAATATGTGAACGATATATCTGGAACAAACAATAGAAAAACATTAAACGCAATTACTCTTGACTATGAAGAAGTTGTGATGCTAGAACAGGTATATGCATCTCGTGTTGAAAATGTAAACCCATATCTAATTGCATATTATGATGGGGATTGCATGTTAATTCCTGACTCAGATACATGGGTAGATACTAAAAAAATAGATGCAAGTATCATATATGATACAGCTGAGTATGATTTAGCGATACAAAAATATGGTATTAATGAAAAGACAGGACTTAGTGAAGTTGATTGGGGGGAATGGGAAAAAATTTGGTCAGGTAAAAAAGTAACTAACACTTTCACAAAAATAAAACATAAAAAATTTGATAAAATATCTCCAGAGAAAGCTAAAAAACTTGGTGCTAAGAAACTAAATTTAAAACACATAGCCAACTTTAAGAAGGTAAAAGAATTAAATGGTAAATGGGTGCCAAAAGGAAAAGGTGTTATCACCGATGCCGTGTTGACAACGAAACAAAAATATAAAGATATTACAACTACGACTAAGTTCTCTAAAGAGGGTATTCAATATAAAGTTACTCCAAAAGTTACCGAAGAGGTAATTGGTGAAAAAACTATAAGTAGTGATATTGTTCCTTATATGAGGAAAAGACAAATTGAAGTTATTGCGACTGGACTTAAACCACTCACTCGTTTTTATCCGTTTTTTGATGGTAGATTAATGGATATGTATTCATCTCCAAAATTAATTGAAATAGAGATGTTAGAAGGTGTATTTGAGGTCGGTGAGACAGTTGAAGGTGTAATTGAATTTGGAAAAAAAGTTAAAAAATTTGGTGGTGGTAAAAAAGTGAAAGCTCCTATGTTTAAAAAAGGAATAAAGGATGAAATAGTTGTAAGAATATGTCAACCAAATCATAAAGAAGGGCCTTTTGATGCACCAACTAAAACTTATAAACAAAATCCTTATAAACCAGAACAAACTATTCCATCAACATATTCATCTTCCTCAACTATACTAAACATTGATACATTTAGTTTGGTTAACATGGTAGATGATGATTTTCTTGGAAGAGTTCGAGGTGGTATGAAGTTGGTTGGTGAAACAAGTGGTGCCGAAGCGATTGTTAGAGGAAATGTTGAGTTTGCAAAACATCAAAACAGATATATTAGTGATAGTTTTGGATATTTAAGAATGGTTTTAAGTATTCCAGATCCAAAGAAAAAGAAGGCTCCTAAATTTGAAACTGGAGTTAAAACTTTTAGATTAACAACAAGTCGTGAAAACTCAGAAATTGGAGGAACTGTTTCTAGTCATGCAGAGGCGAACTTCCATGCACAAGGAACTTTAAATACAATTCAAGAAACAGTATTGAGTACAAAAGTTCCTAAAGTTAAGAAACTCACTGTCGAAGATCAAAAGACTATAAACAAAACAATATCTAAAAAAGTAGGAAAAGCGAAGAAGACATTTAAAGGTGTTCAATATTATGATCCTCTTGCACAAACCTTCAGAGTTGATGAACAAACTGGTGTTTATTTAACATCTGTAGATGTATACTTTAGAAATAAGGATGATCAACTTCCAGTAACAATGCAAGTTAGAACTGTTCAAACTGGTTTTCCAACATCTGAGATTTTGCCTTATAGTGTTGTTTCAAGAGATCCTGATGAAGTTAATATATCTGAGGATGGTAGTGTCCCAACAACCTTTACATTTGACTCGCCAGTTTATGTTCAAGGAGAACAAGAATACGCAATCGTTCTTGTTACACCATCTGAGAACTATTTTGCTTGGATTTCAAGAATGGGTGAAGTTGATATTTCAACCGCCAATTTGCCAGATAGCGAACAAGTCATAATCAGTCAACAACCATATTTGGGAAGTTTATTTAAATCTCAAAATGGTACAACTTGGGATGCAAGTCAGTTAGAAGATATGAAGTTTGTTATTCGTAAGGCCAAATTTAATGTTGGAACACCAGGCACTGCCAGATTTTTTAATTCCAATGTATCTGTTGCAAATAATTTAATTGAAAATCTAAAAGAAAATGGAGTTAGGTTCTTATCAAGAAAGGCTACTGTTGGAATTGGAACTACTTTACCATTAGAGAGTTCAAGTGATTTTCTGCCTGGTTTGAAAACTGGTGTGACAATAAAACAAGCTGGTAATGATGGTGCTAGAGCTACATTAACAGCACTCTCTGGTATTGCAACAATTAATGGATCAAATGATCTTGCAATTATTAATCCTGGCGTAGGATATACACCAGCTGCAGATATTCAAACATACTCTAATATACCAATGGTTACATTAACAGGTTCTGGAAGTGGAGCTATTGCTGATGTAACAGTTGATAACGGTAAAATTGGTGTTGTTACATTTGTAAATGGTGGAAGTAATTATGTTGTGGGCGACACTGTTGGTGTTGGAACCATTGGTCTTGGAAATGGTAAAAATGATGTAATTGCAGTTGGTTTGATAACTGCTGTGAACACATTACAAGTTGATAAGGTTCAAGGAACATTTAATCTTGGTGTTGGAACAATTACATATAATAATGGATCTGGTTTTGTTGCATTAGATGGTGTAACTGATAATATTGGAAGTGCTGCTACTATTACATCATTTGAAGTAGATTCAAGACATGATGGACTTCATTTCGTTGTTCATGACAGATCTCATGGTATGAATGACGCTGGTAATAGAGTATCAATTAAAGGTATTAAACCAGATACACCAATCACTTCTTTGACAGCAGATTATGGTAAAAAATCAACAGCAAACATATCAGTCGTTGACTCATCAAGTTTTGCAAAATTTGAAGGAGTTGCAGTTGGAGCGACTAACTACGGATATGCGATGATTAATGATCTTGAAATCATTTCATATACAGGTGTTGCAGATGGTGAAATTACTGGAATTACAACCAGAGGTATTGGCCCTCGTTCTCAAATGGTTGGTGCTGGTGGTGGACAAAGAACACCTAAAAAATCCTATGAAGAAGGAGCTCAAATTCAAAAATATGAAATGAATGGTGTTAATTTAAGAAGAATTAATTGTTTCCATAATTTAAATGATGTTGATATTGTTAAATATCCACTTTCTTTGGATGAGTACACAATTAAAGTGGATATGAGTGATGAAAAAGGTTTGAATAGAGTATCTCCTGGCGCAGACCGAAGTGGTAGTGGTAGTTTCCCAGCAAGATTCTTTAGAAAAACAAAGAATGCTGGCGGAAGTTTAGTACGACCTACAAATAACATACAATTTGAAACTTTGACTCCTAACTTTATGACATCCACTCCAGCAGGCACATCTGTTTCTGCAAAAGTTAGAACAATTTCTGGAACAAGTGTTGGTGGATCTGAGCAACCATTTATTGATCAAGGATTTGAGGATATTGATTTAAACGGCCAAAATCATTTTGAAACTCCTCGAATGATTGCATCATCAATTAATCAGAATGCTAATTTAACAGACGTAATGCCTGCAAAGAAATCAATAGTGTTTGAAATAGTTATGAATTCTCAAGATGAAAATATTTCACCAATGATAGATTTGGAAAGAATGGCAGCAATTTTAACTACAAATAGATTAAGCACTGGTGATTTTGATAGTGATGGATTCATGAAAAGAACGAAAGTAACTGGTCAGGATCCAAATACTGCAACTTATGTTTCAAATTTAGTAGAGTTAGCTAATCCAGCTACTTCTATATTATTAGAATTTTCTGCCTATAGAACACAAGGATCTGAGATTAGAGCATTTTACAAAACAATGGAAGAGGGGTCATCTGAAGATAGTTTTGATCGTGATTTTGAACCTTTCCCAGGCTTCTCTAACACTGATCAATTTGGTAAAGTTATTGATCCAAATAAAAATACAGGATTACCAGACTTAAATGTTCCAGCCAGTGTTGGAGATGAATTTTTAGAATATACCTTTAATTCAAGAGAACTTCCTAAATTTACAGCTTTTCAAATTAAAGTTGTGATGGTTGGAAACAATCAGGCAAAACCACCCAAGATTAAAGAACTTAGAGGAATTGCATTTGCATAATGAGTGATTTTACACCTGTCGAGGGACAAAAAGGTCTTTATAGAGACAATAATACCACCGCTATAATCAACAAAGATGAAAGTGGTTATAAATCTTATGTTGCTCGAAAAAAAGCAATGGAGAAAAAAAACTCAGAGATGGATAAAATGAAGGAGGATCTTAATAATGTAAAAGGTGAACTAGGAGAAATTAAGGATCTTTTATCTACTCTTGTTCAAAAACTAAATAATTAGAAAAATGGCACAACAACAGATAATCACTTTTGATCCAGATGTCGCTGTTCCATATGGTGTAAATCTTACCATATTTTCTGGTGCAGAT